ACTATTGCTACTGAAGAAGGTTTTTGTGGTCAACCTTATGTAACTGATACTACAAAGACAGCTAGCCGTAATATTATTGGCATCCATTTCGCTGGTGCCAATTCTGTTGCTTACTGTCAAATAGTTACACAAGAATTGATACAAAAACTTCCAACTAATCCTTTCTATGTTTTGTCGCAAGGCAAAATTAATCCTCCTATTGAACTTAAAATTGTACGACTCTTAGATCCCCAAGAGTCAGTGCGAGTTATGTCCCGTTCTGAAATCATTCCCTCCTTACTCCATGCTACTATAGTTGAACCTATACGTGCGCCTGCTAAACTTGCTCCTTATAAAGGTACATCCCCCGCTGAACTCGCTCTTGCTAAAAACGTTCGTCCTAATCCGAAACTTGATTTAGATGATAAACAGATTTTACAAGGGTGTATGAACATTGTTGTTGATACCATTCCTGGTATTGGCATTTGCAATGTACCTATTTCATCTTGCTTAAACAGACCTACTGGTTTTACACATGTTGCTCCTGTAAACATGAAAACTAGCATGGGGTATCCTTATAATACTCCTTCATTCCATAAGACCTCAAAAGGTAAACTTGACTTCGTCGAAATTAATCAAAATACTGGATGGCGAACTCCAAAACCCATCCTTGAAGCCAAAGTTGCCCAATTAGTTTGTGATTTACTTGAAGGCAAGCCGCACCCTATCATATTCTCTGATTCATTGAAAGATGAATTAAGACCATTAGATAGAGTGGAGGCTTGTAAAACAAGACTTTTCTCTTCCGCTCCGATTGAAGTTCAAACATTGCTTCGTGCTTTGTTTTTAGATATGATTGAAGGCATTGAGCTTTCTCATCTCGACAATCCCATTTCCCTCGGGATTAATCCTCAATCGTCAGAGTGGAAGACTCTGTTTCACAGACTATTTCCTACTGAATACCATAAAAATCATGTCATTGCTGGTGATATAAAGGCACAAGATGCTTCCGCTACCACAGATATGATTGAATGTTTTATCCAATCAGTCTGTGGTCGGTATGAGAGACTTGATACCATTGGGTCATTTGAATTGATGTCAGGTCTGGTTTTAACTATAGCCCAGAGAGCACATATTCGTAAGCGTTTATTAGAAGAAATTCTAACTAATGCACAACATGTGTTTTTTGATCTATTGTACCAGACCGATCGAACAAATCCCAGTGGTTGGTTTCTCACTTCCACTTTCGCTAGCTGTATGACAGCTGCCGCCCTTCTTTATTCTTGTTATAAATATTCTCGAAATATTCTCAATATTGACCGTCCTCTTGCAGACATTTATAAATCATGTCCTTTCTCAGTATTTGGCGATGACCACATCCTTACTCATGACCCTTCTTTAGAAGGATTGGGTATGGGTGCAATGGCCGCCTACTTTGAAGAATTGAATTTTGATTATACCTATGGTAACAAAGATATGGTTATTTGTAAATTGGTTGCGTATGAACCTTATTTATATGCAACCAATGGTCCCCAAGAATTTCATTATTCAGAAATTGAATTCCTCAAACGAAAGTTCGTTGTGCACCCTGAAACTCAAAGTGTTCATGCTCCACTTCCATTAGAACTTATAATGGATATGACCAATTGGTGCACTACATCACTCCCTATAACTGAAGCTACTTCAGCTAGTTGTATGGGTGCGATTCAAGAATTGTACCATCATGGTCCTAAAGTGTTTGCAGAAAACTCAAAGTTAATCTTCACTGAACTTCGTAGAGCGAATATTCCATTTCCCCGTATCACTTACACTGATCTGTATGCCCGTTTCCATGGCATGTCTACTAATTTTAAACCTCCCCAATATATTACTGGTGTGTATCCTGTTATTCAAGGAAACACCAGAAAACATATTCTCCCACCTATTTGCGGATCTAAAGATGAAATTCTTCAGGTTCGTACTATACCTCCTCGTCCCCAAGTAACTCCACGTTTGAATACCTTGCAACAATTACTTGGTGATATTTTCCCACAAATGCCCAATGGTGGAGTTGATTTGTCTCGTGCTCACGAGATAATTCCAAACTTACAACACCGTGCAAATATGAGAATTGATCATCAACCCCGTATTGAAAAACTCTCTGTATGTATAGGAATATTACTTAATTTCCTGTTTGCATACTTGATAGTTTCTGCTATGATATTTACCTTCAAACAAAGCTTTGGATTGTCTGAAAACTATCCTTTTAGCCAAATGAAGGCTGAACAAACTATGAAAAGTGAAAGAGGTATTGTATCTGGTGTCACTGAAGGTGCATCAATTATTGCATACTCCATCTCTTCACTTCCAATTGTTGGATCTGTTGCTTCAAAAGCAGCTCCCATTCTCTCCGCTTTATCATCCTTTGCCAAAACGCTCGGTTACGACTATCCTTCTAATACATCCTCAACTAACAGATTTCTGACCAACCAGATTTCCAGTATAGCTTCAGGTAAGGGTTTGGATACAGTTGAACAACTTGGTTTCGATCCCGCAAATCAAGTATCAAATGATCCATCCCTTTTCTGTGAAGTGAATGGTCCTTCAAATTTATTTAAGAACTATAAACTTCGACCTGGCTTAATTGCCACTGTAAACTATACGGGTGCTGAATCTCAGAATAATGTTGTCACTGCATTACCCGTTGCCCCGACCTATTGTACACAATCTGTTACAGCTAATTATTATGCTATTCATCCTATAGCGAATTATGCCTCTAATTTCCGTTATTGGCGTGGTTCTATGAAATATAAGTTGTACTTCACCTGTTCAAGATTTATATCCTCTAGAGTTCGTATTGAATGGGTTCCTGATCCTACTATTATATCCTCTATTACCAATGAAGATTCAGGTGATATTGTCTCATTAACTGTTGATGTCTGTGGTGACACTGATGTTTCTTTCACAGTGCCATACCTACGTAACCAACCTTGGCTAGTAGTTGCAGACCCTTACACGTTACAATTGTCCCAATCATCTGCTACTCCTTTTAGCAATGGTTTCTTTGTAATACGCATTATAAACCCTCCTCTTACAAACAATTCAACTTATAGTTCTAATGTAGATGTGGCCATATTTATGTCTGGCGGCGAAGATTTTCAAGTAGCTCGACCAACACAATTATGGACAAATTATGTATATACCCCTGGAATAAGTCTTACGAAGAATAAGAAGGAAATCCCAGTTGTACAAGGTAAAACGACCTTACAAGAAGAATTTACTATGACTTTCAAACCACTTTCTGATGCTCATCAGTCCGTTACTGAAGGTCTATTACAAGGTGAGGAAATTGTGAGTTGGACAGAATTGTTTCATCGCTATTCATTGATCCAAAATATTACTGATTCCGCATCGACTATTATGAATTTTTCATTTAATCCTTGGACCCCATACAACTATGGTTACCCAAATACTCTTTTTAATGTATTTATGCACTCATTCATGTTCCAGAGAGGGAATTTCCGATATAAAGCATTGTCTCAAGATTCCGATTATATGTGTGCAATGAGTTTAAGTAATTATGTGGTCACCCCTGAAGGTCCAGCTGAAGATGATTCCCACACTTGGGCTGATCGTCAAGGTATGACCTGGCAATTGGCCACCTTTCGTGGTGCTACTGAAGCTGAGATCCCTTTTTATGGTGTCTTTCCTTTTGCTTGTACACAATTCAACACACTTGAATTATATGAGTTACCCTGTGTTAACTTTACTACTTATCAACGTGATGGTGTTGCATTTGCTCATAACTATAATCTATTCATTGGTACTGGTGATAATTTTTCAGTTGGACAACCTAGTCCTCCTGGATACTTTGAATACGTGGCTCCTCTTTTGAGGAAACGTATCAAAGGATTTAAAATTCCATCTATACAAATGCAAAAGAATAGTGAATTAACAGATCGTCAAGTAGTTGAAGTTCAAGTTCAAGAAACTAAAGAACTTACCTCCTTCCGTGATACTGTTACTGCAAAAACCACTATGAACGCACAAATAACTAAAGCTCATAATCATTCTGATCCTTATCCAGATCAAGGCATGAAGGCTGTTCTTTCTAGACCTTACCTTACTGCTAATATAACTTGGTCAGGTACACAATTCACTGGTGCCTTACTATATTCTGGCTATTATCCATCTGATTTAATGGTATCTCCTAATATCATTGAAAAGCTTAGCAAATTTAAGTATTTCAGGTCGGCAGTTAAAGTTGAGATGCGTCTCAATTCGACTAGCTTTCATTCTGGAAAACTCTTAGTAGTCTATGCACCACATTGGAATCCAAATAGCACTTATGGTTCTGGCAACAATGCAGATATGTACTGTCTTGCAGGACATTTTGAAACGATTTTGGTCTCAGCTAATTCTAACGAGACCATTTCTTTCGAGATGCCTTATTGCGCACCAAGTTCATATTTTGATCTTTCTCTGGATCCGACTGCCACTGACTACACTGGATTCTTTGGAACCTATCAAATTTATGTTCTATCCCCTCTCACTCTTATCAGCTCACCGACAGCTCCTTCATTGGATCTGACTGTGTATTCGAGCTTCGTTGACCCCGAAGTTGCTGGTTTTACTACTGTTATCCCTACTATTACTGAAGACAGAAGTAAATCGAAGAAAAAAGGTTGCACCGTACCTAAAACGACAATTTTTAAGATTGATCCAAATTACAATTCCCAGAAATGATACGAATTTAGCGTTTCTGAGATGGCTTCCTTTAATTAGGCGTCCAC